AAGACCCACTTCAACCATTGTATCAATTAATTCTTGACTCATTTTTTATACCCCTCGTAACTTTATCTGTTATAATCTCAAGTTGTTTTAGGGATAGGACTTTTAGAGCTTGTAAAGCCTTGTTTGTGGAATAACCAAAGTATAATTTAACATTTTCCAAATCATCACTATCCTGTACCTTCACCCACTTCGCATATCTTTTCTTGGGTCTAATGCTATTTATTAAATAGTCATATTGTAGTTTGTTATCAACGTGATGATATTGGTTAATTTCATTGCTATACAACACTGTATCAGTAAAGTATGATAGTGTTCTATTAGTTATAAAGGGTACATAACCTGACTCTGCTAATTGATCATTGTCAGTATTTTCCATTAAATTTTTCTTTGTATGATTTATTGAGTTTATATATTCAAATGGTTTCATTTTAATTTTACTTCACTATCTGTTTCTATCCATACTCTAGCACCACATGATAAAGGTTTATCAGGACTATAGATAACTTTACTAGGTCCATCTATTTGTACCTCATGTGCATACTGATTACTTTTACTAGTCTTAACTGTCAGTACAGGATTTCTTTCTCCTGTTTTATTATTCTTTCTTATAATGTGCATGTTAACATGTATGCGTTTTTTCACTACAATTTTCCACTTATTTTTTCTGCTAATGCCATACCCATAGTCCAACCAAGATGACCTGCACCACTATTAACCCATACATTACCCACTTTCTTTACTATAGGCAACATATTAGGTGTCATAGGTCTTAGGCAAGCCCAAGATGTATAGTTTTCAGGTTCAACATATGTAGTATTTTTAGTCCATTTAAGTAATGGCCATAACCTATCTTCTCTTATACGTGTATTGTATCCTGCTAACTCAGCTGTACCAGCTACTCTAAATTTATCTCCAAATGTAGATGATACTATTTTTTTCTCATCATCTAATATAGAATACTTTGGTGCTGTATCTTTTGTATCTTTTATTGTAATTGAATATCCTTTGACAGGATATATTCCTGTACCTGATACTAGCCTTGCTGTGTCTGCTCCAGCAGCAACTATTACTTCATCATAATCTCTTTGTAATGTATCTAATCCTATGTTACCAGTTTCTTTTGTTTGCTTTCTTGTAACACTATTTTTATATTTACTTACTGGATATTTACTCATAAGATGGTAAAATAACTCTCTACAAAATAAATTTATGTCACCAACCCAATCATCTGGTGCAATAGTAGCACCTACTATATCCTTAGTTTTAATTCCTTCTATCTTATCTACATCTATATCTTGTACATTCCATCCAGTGTCTATAAATTTTTTATTATGTTCTAATGCATGTTTATA